TTATGTCTATCAAATCTTGCGATTGCCCCTGTCACACTGGCGGAAGGTGTAGGGGGTGTAAGTGCAACAGCTAATCCTATCGCCAATAGTTCTGGCTCAGTAACGAACCAGGCAATACAAGTTTTACAAGGTCCATATGTAACTAACACCTACGGTGGTGGTGTATCGTGTCAAGGTACAACTCTTAATATGACACCATACATTCAGTTTGCTGATAGTAGAAAGGATCCTTGGGAAGATTTTTATAACGAACCACAATATAATATGTCTGACTTTAGTGGTCGGACTACCAAACAAACTGTTACTGTAAAGAACTATCCTTGGGAATCATGGTATGACGATAGGACTAAAGCAGATGGTACTAGATGGTTTGAAGATGGAGATGATATACAAATAGAAATAGATGTAGATGGTCCTGATGGTGTGCCTGATCAAGTAAGTGATGGTAGTCTTACACCTATCTGGTATAAGCCTGTGCGTACAGACATGAGGGCAAATCAATCCTTTAACGTAGGACTCTCTGCTACACTTTCAATACCATTAAATAGAGGTATGCAAAGGAGGTGTAGGGAGGCAGCAGAGGCACAGACAGCACATCAATTACAGTTGACATCTAATAAGCGATTAGACTTTGAGATCGCAAGATTAAAAAATTGTGGAGAATTAAAAAAACAGGGTATATTTTTCCACCCTGCATCTCCTTATCATAGTATATGTGCTGACGTAGTAGTAACTGCACCAGGTGGACAAGTTATGCCACATGAACATCAGATACCACAACCAAAGTGGACTAATCCTTCTTCTCAGGAATCTTCAACTTCTTCTTCCCAAACTTCAGAGGAAGCATCCCCTTCTTCTCTCGATACTGATTTGTCCGAATCTCAGATTGAGTTGGACGGTACGGAGTCTTCCCCATCATCGTCTGAATCTTCCCAAGAACTTTCTTCACCGCAGGCTTTATTACCTTCAGGAGCAGGTCTGCTAGGGGTTTTGCAAGTAGGGCAGATGTCGTCGCAACAGCAGCAATCCCAGCCGTAGTAGTTACAACTCCAGCACTAGGTAAGTACTGATCTACAAATGGAACTGGTTCCCAGATCGTTTCACAGATTTTTCCATCGGGTGTTAATTTATATTCTTTTACTCTTTCTTCTCCACTAGTAGATAAGTCTCCTATACGTCTTGCATTCTTTGGAGGACATTCTACTTCCCCTGCTGTTGTAGGGGGTGTTACAGGAGGTTCTGGAGTGTCTATATCAGGTGCTGGAGGTTCATCACCAGTATCTAAACCGTCAGCTTCTTCTTGTGGTGTATATATTGTTTGCCATGATAATTCCCTATAATCATAATCAGGTGGTTGGTAATATGGCATACCAGCATCACATAATACTACGTTCTGCTTTGGATCATCGTTAACCAACATCTTATTCTTGTTGGTTGGTTTCTTTACGTTCTCTTTATGAACCTGTACACACCCAGGCATATTGACAATGGGAATTCCTATTCTTTCTGTAACAGGAACCGTCATTGGTATAGCTTGTGGCACATCATTTAACCATATGCGACTATCAGCAATCTTTGTAGTGCCTATAGGTCGTATATTATTATTTCCTACCTGTTTAGTTCCAATAAACTGAATTTTATTACCATTAACCTTAACATAAGGAATGGTGGTATTATTTACAGTTATATTTGGAACATTAACGATTGGATCCATTTTGAGGTATCAGTTGCTTATAATTCTTAGTTGGAGGTTTCAATCCTTTAACAGGACCACTTGACTTTGGCCAATTCTCAACCAACTGTATATAAATTTCTTCTCTAACAACTTGTCGAATCTTTTCTATCTGTGCATCTTCTCTCTTTTGAGGACCACCAGTTTGTTGATCAATAACATGATTACCACCAACAAACGCACCAGTTCCCACTACAGCAACTGCAGTACCAGTAGAGGCGATCTTTTGTAAATCCATTTAGAATCCGCCAGGAATAGGAAGACCCATACTTTGTCCAGAAGGTGCAGCAGCCTGAGGTGATGTAGGTGCAAGATCATTAGTTCCTAAAGGAAGGTTTCCACTACCCATTCCTGGAAGACCTCCAGAACCTCCAAGCACGCTTTCCATAACTTGAGATTTAACTCCATCAATGATGGATGTGCGATTGAGATATATGTATAACCCACCACCAACAACGGTAGCAGATACAACAGTAGACGCAATAGCAAGTACATTTACAATTTTTTGCATTATTCTATAATTCGTAGGTTTTCTTATTATCGTCACTTGAGACACCAACTATTTTTAGAGGTGCTTGCTCAATACGAATAGTTTGAGTAGGACCAGCTTTCGCTATGATCGCCTCAATATCTTTTGCAGTAGCAGGAGCAGGTCCACCATTACCATTACCATTCATCTTCATGGTACCATCACCCTTCTTAGAAGCTGTCTGAATTCCGAAGCTAGCTAAAACTCCAGTAAAAACCGAAGCTATAAATGTCGGATCAATTTTCTGTTGTGGTATACCTGGTATAGAAACGTAGTTTAAAGTCAAGATAGCCCCCGACCAGCCGAGAACGGTGATGCGAACAGCTGTACTAATGATTGCTGCTTGTTCTTCAGCATCTGGTAGTATAGCATCTTTTACTTTACCAAAGATACCTTTCTTTTTTTCTTCTTCTACAGAATGTTCTTCTTCAAGAACTTCTTCCTTTACTTCTTCAGCCATATAACCTATGCATATTCACATATTATATATCATTCTGAAGGTTGTCTTTTTTTACCGATGTTATATTTGGACTCTAAAAACCACTGATCTTTTTCTCTATATGCAATAACCTTTATTTGACTAAGTGGTGCTGCATCTTTAATTACTTCTTCTTTAACTATTTCAACTAACCCCCAGTCAGATAATAGTTTAATAATTCTATTACGTCTTTGAACATCATTCTCTGATAGGTTGGCCTTCTTACCATCTAGAGCAAATAGTTCTTTAAAATGTACTATGTAATACTGTCCCTTCTTATGAAGTATATGACAAGACTGATATAACTTTTTTTCTTTACGAGATGCTACACCAATACGAGTAAGTGTCTCACGAACTTTAAGGAAGTCATCAGGTTCTTTTAAACTGACCTCCACCATATCATCCTTAGTCCACTGAACTTCCTTTAGTTCATTCATTTCTTACCTCCCTTATTCAGTTTTGTTCTAATAAAATCTAGTTGTTGCGGAGATAAAATCCTCAAAGCCTGCTTTGCTTTTTCATTACTATAACCATAGTATTGCTTAACAAGATCAAGATCATCTATCTTTTGTTTCTTACCCCAAGGAGAAAATCTCTTTCGGGGTCTCACGATATTTATAAGAAAATCATATTGTAATTTCCTATCAAGTCCTGAATAACGATTCATCTCGTTAGCATATGCTAGTGTATCAAGATGATGTGACAAGCATTTGTTTATAACATATGCTGGATAATTCTTTTCCCAAGCAGGATCTTCATCCATTAAGTAATCTTTATTAAGATTAATGGAATTCAGATAATCTTTAAGAGGATAACGATCATCGTATGGCATAATTTAATAAAAGCAACTCTTTACGTTCTTGCTGATTCTTCATATAATCACCTACTGATCTCATAGTATATGTGTGATCGTACTCTTGTGCATCCCAATCAATAAACCTTTCTAGAATCTCATTTGCAGAATTATAAGAAACCATCATAGGACAACACCATTTGTCACAGTTCTCAAAGAACTTTTCATGGTCGAAGTGCTTGTGCATCCCTCCTTTCTTTCCATACAACGCTGATCCGATTGCGTAAGGAGGATCAAGATATGTAAAAGTATCCATACTATCAGTGTAAAGTTCTTTGTATTCTTTGTTGGTGATTTTCCAATCTTGAATGACATCACTATACTCCACTAGTTTTTCAATACCCCTCATCGAGAAATTAGAATCACTTGCCTGTGCTGAGAAAGAACTTGATTGAGTCAGACCACTAAAACTACATTTGTTAACAACATAGAAAGATACTGCTCTATCAAGTTCATTACCATTATCTACTCGTGATTTCATTTCTGCAAAGAGACATCTTGCAGAATCTTGATTAGGATGAGCAATTTTAATATTAACAAGTTCGTCTTGAAGTTCTTGACCATTGTCTCTTAACTGAGTCCAAAAATTAACCAACGGTTCATACAAGTCATTAACCCATATATCCAAATGAGGGTACATCTGTGTAACATATAATGCTACAGATCCACCACCAATAAAAGGTTCTCTATATGATTTAAACTTAGAGAAGTCAGGAAAGAATTGTGCCATCTTTTTAACGGCACGTGACTTACCACCAGGATATCTAAGAGGTGTCTTTAATGAACTCATCTATTTTTTAACTCTCTATACTTGATACGAATTTGATCTTTTAACCATGCAGATCTACTCGTTGCACAATCATCTTTTACTAACTGGTCAAGACATTCTATAAGCGGTCCTTCATTTTGACCAAAAGAAAGATTGATGATATTGCCACCTTTACGATCTTTTAATTCGGCGACACTTTTTCTAGCTGGCATTGATAATTTCCTCCAAGGTGTAAATGCTGTAAAGTTCTAGTCCTTCTGATTCCATTGCTTCATCTATCTCTACATCTTCCTGACGATTGACAATAGAAACAACACGTTCTACACAATAACCTGCATCACGCAATTTATGTGCTGCCTTAATAGCAGATGCACCTGTTGTAACTACATCCTCTAACACTGTAACACGAGAACCTTTTTCTGGCAAGGGTCCTTCTATCCATGCTCCCGTACCATGACCTTTAGGTTCTTTACGAACAATTAATCCATTGATAGTTTGCTCATCTAATGCTGCTGCCATAGCAACACCACTGACAAGAGGATCAGCACCAAGAGTCAAACCTCCTACTGCTACACTTGCTTCTTCAATGAAGTCAAGCATCATAAAACTAACGTAACATAATCCTCTACAATGTAAAGTAAGTGGTTTACAATTAACATAGTGAGGACTAATCTTACCTGAAGAAAGTTTGTATTCACCTTTACGGTAACAATCTTTCTTTAACATCCTTAATACTTCTTCACGCATGTCATCAATATCATAAATCATCTTCTTCACCTGCTTCAAATTCTTCAATCTGATCAACATAAACCTCGTTGCCAGCAATATTATATTTGTGGCCACGTTCATCTTCACCAAGATATTCAAGAGCATTCTTACCAGAGAATGTATGTTCTCTTAAGACTGCTTGAAGTCTATGGTGTAATAGTTCTACTTTAGTAATCATCTGATTATCATAGGGTGGTCATTGTGAGGGTACACTGGAGGACCAAGATCTAATATTATAGGAGTCTCTAATACTTTTTCAAGTGCTTCTGACATCCTATTAAATCCATTACCAACATGCATCTGTCCAGCAAATACTGATACAGTAGCAGCACCCCAGAAGATATAATACCATCTGGATTTAACTTGTGCTCTTAATTTTTGTTTGTCTATAGTCATTTAAAATTACACTCCAACATAATTTGAGTGAGACAAGCCAATAGGTTTATCTCTTGATCTACAACGAATGCAGACTTATACTGATACTCTGCAATAATTAATACCGCAGCAGCAACACTAGGTCCGTCCATCATAGGACTAAGATTATCATACAACTTTCGCATAATAATCGTAGCATCACTATCTAGATTTTGTGTAACCCACTTCTTAACCTCAGCAAACTTCTTATCTTTAAGACATAATACTAAACTATCAATGTTAGCATCACCTAGCGTTGCGAGGATTCCAGTATCGATAGAACCTGTTGAACTATATCTTTGGAGTTCATTGATTGTTCTTCTGAAGTCTGGGAAGTATTTTTGGATGATCTCGACAACCACTTTGTCATTGAACCGTACCTTCTCTCTGGTAAGGATGTCTCTGCATCGCTCAAAGAACTGAGCTGCGAGAGTTTGTTTAGTTTTTCCTCTAACATTGAAATCAATTACTGTTGTTCTACTATGTAATGGTTCTATGATTTTATTCTTAAAGTTACACGTGAATATGAAACGGCAGTTTTTCTGGAACTCCTCAATCGAGGCCCGTAAGAGGAGTTGTACGTCGGGTGTCGTATTGTCTGCTTCATCAATAATAAGAATTTTATGACGAGATTCAGATGTAAGAGAAACAGTAGCAGCAAAGGTCTTTGCCTGATTGCGTACAGTGTCCAAGAATCGACCCTCATCAGACCCATTAATGACATAAAAATCTGCTCCTAATTCATTACACAATGCTTTCGCAATGGTGGTCTTGCCAACTCCAGCAGTTCCTGACAAGAGAAGATTTGGTATCTCCCCTTGCTCTATAAAACTCTTAAAGGTGGTCTTCACATCTGTAGGAAGTATACAATCCTCAACTTTCTGAGGTCTGTATTTCTCTACCCATAAAAAATCATTCATATCATGTGTTTGGTTCTAATGCAATAAAGTATTTAATACCATCTCCTTGAAATAGAGCAACATTAGTTTTACTAACAGAGACTTGATAAGAACCTGGTAATAGTTTTAAGTTCTCAACTTTAAAGCAATAACAGAATTCATCTGTAGTGCTACCAACAGATACAGAGAAACTATTAGAACTATCATTCTTCTTATCAGTTACACGAAGTTGAATGTCAGTTCCATCTCCATACAAACAAAGATCTGGAAGTTGATAAACACTTGCAGCACGTTGTAGTTGGGATAGTACATTAGAATCTAATTTAAAATCAACATCAATACTAGGAAGGGTGATTTCTTTTTCTGGAGGTTGAGTAATTACATCTGGATCTGCATAAAAGAATCTAGTCTTAGAACGACCAGAAGTATCACTAACTGTTAGATAGTTATTCTTTGAAGTATCAATCTTTGGTTGATCAAATAATGATAATCCTCCAAGGAACACTCCCAAATCGTAGATAGAAATCTGAGAATCAAACTGTTCCTCAACATCTGCAATAGCAAGTATGTTCTTATTGATACTCAATGTTGCAATTTGATTGCCAGGTTTAATAACAATAGATTTATTAATAGAACAAAAGTTCTTAAGTACTTCAATTGTTGGTTTAGTAATTACAGTCATTTGTCATAATCAACGGCGAATGCAGTGGTGTTACCTGCGTTTATACGGTCTGCCTTCTCACGTTTATCGTTGAAGTGCAGTAATAGTATACCATAATGAATAATCTTTATGATATCCTTTCTTGCTGTACCCTTTCGGTCATATCGAGAAGCATACTTTAGGACATTACTCCTACAGAATGCTTCAGCATCACCCACAGAGTCAATGAGGTCAAGAGTCTGTACGTTTCCTACAGAATAATGACCTCGGTATGTATTTGCAATGTATTCAGAGATCTCTTTTAGATACTCCTCCTCATTGTATTTCCTATTCATAATGAAGGGGTGTTATTCCCCATCATTATACTCCTCTTCTTCTCCTGCGTCAACCTTTGTGTATAAATCGAGGAAAGACTGCTTAGTATCATCATCGAAACGATTGACACAATTCGTAATAGCAGTCAAACGATCACCAAAGATCTTATATGCCTGAACGATATGAACCAAACGACGAGTTGTAATAACTTCATCAACACCACCGTCAAAGAATGTCTTACGAATAACGCCTGCCCACTTGATAAGGTTATCAGTAAAGTCTTGATCACATCCTTGATTGATAAGGATCTTACTTTCAATAGTAGCAGAAGGATACTCTTGCTCAAAAGTAATTGGAAATCTTTCTAGGAATGCTTCATTAAGAACGTTAGTACCAATGAATCTTCCATCATCAGATCCTTTACCTTTAGTATTAGCAGTAGCAATAATATTGAAACCAGCAGCAGGTCTAACATACTTACCAATCTTTTTCAAGAATACACCCTTACCTTCTAGGATGGATTGCAAGCAGAGGATTTTGTTGGATGCGAGATCGATTTCGTCCAGTAAGAGCACTGCTCCACGTTCAAGTGCTTCAACAACAGGTCCGTTGTGCCAAACAGTACTCCCATCGACAAGACGGAAACCGCCAATAAGATCATCTTCATCTGTTTCAATAGTAATGTTTACACGAATTAATTCTCTATTAAGATCTGCTGCTGCTTGTTCTACAGATAAGGTCTTACCATTTCCTGATAGTCCAGTGATAAATGCTGGATAAAACAGTTTAGATTTAATAATCTTTTTGATAGAACTGAAATTACCAAAAGGAACATAAGTTGGATCTTTATCAGGAATGTAATTTACTTCTATTGCAGGTGTAGCAGCAGGTGCTTCATAAGCATCGATTAAATCTTGTGCTGTCAAGTACCACTTACCACGAGCAACTTTAGTCAAACGACCAATCTTATTCATTCTTTTAGTAACACTCTGCACTTGGACTCCAAGGTGGTCTGCAGCAGATTTAACATTAACTGATGTGATTTCCCTTCCAAACTGTGAAAGGTAATCGATTAGATTTTCATCTGTGAATTTACGTTCAAAAGCCATTGGTTGTTTGTTTTTCTTTATACATGTATTATAACAGTCATGGCTTATGAAATCAACATAGTGTGGACACTTATTAATCTGTCCACTCTCTCTTAAGTTGACGGACATCAGAGACACCAAAAAGAGATTTACATTTCTGTTCAGCATCTTCTCTTAAATTAGAAT